AGGCATGTTATACACTCGGCGCTGATTTGCAACGTGGAGACATGTAGATGCAAAAAAATCGTAATCCGTAAGCGAAACGAGACAACGGAGCGCAACGTCAACATCTTCATTTGACCAACCGTCATACATGGCGAGCAAAGCGCAAGAAATAATGCGTTCGTCAGAATGCGACAACGTCACGGAACGTGACACGAAAGATTGGTGCAATTCTGCAACCGTCACATTCGGATCTGCAAGTCTGGCAAAGTGGCGGCAAAAAACGCGGATGGGGTCTGCAACAAAATGGTCCACCAACCAGAAACGACCTGCGTGATACGGCAAAGTGTCAAATGCGACCTTAAACTTGACATTGCGCGCCAGACGCAAAGGCTCCGGAAGCAGTTCGATGCGACAGTTTAAAAGAGCGTCGTCGCCCTTTTGTAGGTAAACGCACTTCGACAAATTGCGTTCACTATACCTCCCCAAAATTGAGAAGGCGGTCATAACGCAATTGGCAAGGAGAGTAAACGGGTCACCTGACGGCAAGGACCAAGCAATTTCACCGCGAAACAAGTGAGGCTCCTGCGACTTGACACCATACCTGGAGCGCATGGCAACATAAAGACTGATCGTTTCATCGTCAACGCCGACCATGGAGAGGAACCAAGCAAAACAGAGCACTTGGACCGCGTCATGTGAACTGTCTTGGCGCGAGAGGTCGATCTGCGTGTTGCATTTTTCGAAGTCGGGTGCTAGCGAGCGCAACTTCCGCGCAAGTTCATTGTCGGAATAGCCGATGTCAAAGATGACACCTTCACGAAGAATTTTGCCAGCGCGCGCGAATGCAATCGATTGGGAGGCTGCCATGCGAAGAGCGTAACCGAGTTCGTGGGAAACGATCTGTTGTCCGTAATTCACGCCTGCAGCGAAACCTGCAGCGGGTTTGACCTTGACCTGCGTCTTCAAGAAGGAAGAGAAAGTCACACTGCGACCGGTTTCACCAAAAAACTCCTGAGCACGTTGGAAAATCGCAGGGGAGCGCCGAGAAAACCAATACTTCGCAAAATCACCTTCAAGATTGAGGGTGGCATCTTTGGAGAGAAAGGTTCTGGAAAAGCGTTCCACCAGGATCGAAGCGTTCGTTGCGTCATTGATTGAAATGCCAAAAGGGTGCACGGGTTCCAAATTTCGCAAAGCAAAATTGCGTAACGATTCGAACTGTGAGCTAGAAACCTGCACGTCGCCCATCTTGTATCCCTCGTAGAAATTGGACAACACATCAGTGCGCATCACAAGCGGGCCTATCTCACCGACCTTGCGGAGGCGGACAGGTCGACCAATCTGAAATGGTATGAGCTCACCCGCCTCCTTGGCTGTTGAAAAATTCGTTTTGGAGAATATCAATGATTGGAGTTCAGCGGCTAGAACCGGCAACACAGATGCATGACGCTCCTGAAGGTGTGTGTCGCTAATAACGTTGCGCGTGACCAAGCTGTCTGAGATGTCAAGATAACCAAAAGAGGACAATATTGTCCTCGAGCGCATCTCATCCGACATGACTTGCGGCGTAACGAGTTCATCCAGGCAGAACGGTTTGATGTCGCGTGCGGCAAGTGCGCCAACATAGGGAATGTGATCCCAGTCGCCGCCACCAACAAAAGCATCCCTAAGAACTTGATCGCCAAAAACAAACGTGACAGTAGTTGCGCGCGTCAAAGCCACGATGCGGGCGCCAGGGCGATTGAAATACCACATGGCCTGAGCATTCGACACATCACCAGTAAGAACGACGCTAGCGGCGCGCATACCTTGAGAACTTCCAATTGTGATTGCTTCGCGACCACGGAAATTAAGCGCCGCGTGCAGATGTGCCTTGAGATACATGTCGGCAAGTGGGAATGCACCAGCACAATCGGCACGTGGGACAAACACAATCGATCGCGGTCTAGGGGAGCGTGTTTGAGCGAAAGCGCGGAAAGCGTCAAAAGGCAAGAGGCTGTGATAAATCGAAAATGCATCATGAGGTACTGCATTGGCAACCGGCATGTGGAATCTACGCGAAACGAAAAGCTCGTGAGTCACATGAGGGAGACCATCTTCACTGACACGTTGCGTATGATCGCCAAGCAAGATGATCTTCGCTCCGTAAAACCGTGCGATACAACACCAAGCCACCAAAGTCTGCATGTCCATCGCAAAAGCTTCATCAACAATGATGTGACGGAACCTGTAATCAGAGCGTGGCACGCAATGTTGCGTGACCACAGTGAAACGCTGGTCAGCCAGTTCTCGCCATTCCGCAGCCAAAGCGTTGGACGGCACGACAACGAGGACATTCAGCAAGTCGCGTTGAATGAAATACTGCCGAAGCAAAGTTGATTTGGCAGAGGAGGCAACACCAGACAATACAAGCTGAGGCCAACGGGGTTTGCCTCGGACCATTCGCGATTCGAAAAAGTGGCGCAAATGCCTGTCAAGAATACTGTCACCACGTGGTACATTGAAAAAGTTTGGGCGAGGCATGTCACGCGTCACAGCCGGATACAGAGCAATGTCGAGCAGCTGAAACAAACCACGATCAGGGAGGCAAGTCAAGAAACGGCCGCCACCCATATCATGCGCGGCAAGGAATGCTTCCTCATTTGCAAATTGATCGAAAAATGCATCAGCGCCTCTAGTCCGAACAGCTGGAGGCGGCCAACAATCGCCCTCAAAATTGAGAGGAACGTCGGTGATAAGATGATCAGGGACATCGATGTTCAGCAGAGAGCAAGCAGGTGCGGCGTCCACGTTGAAAAAGGGTGGACGCACACCGGCATAAACGGGAATGTCGAGCGGCAGTATGGCGGCAGGCGGTGGTGTGGCGGCGCGAGACGGTGCATTGGATGGAGCAGCGACGGTGTGGATGTCAGAAACAACAGAGCGAATACTTGCTTCATCGACTTCGCGTTCTACCTGAGCAAAGGCTTGGGCATGGTCCGCAGCCTGGGCAGGTGGCACAAAAGGTATGACACCAAAGTCAACGTACTCTAGTTCATCCTCCAATTCTGCGAGGGCAACTTGCGCTGCATCGTTACGTCGAGCCTCCGGAGATGGGAAATTGAAATTGAAGAACGGAGCAACCGGAATCGGTGGTTGGTCAAAATCATCGATTTCAAAATAGCGGAGAGTCAAAGCAGCTTCACGTTCAAGATCACGCGGTGGCGATGGTACGCAGAAAACCAAGTCGAAATCGGGCTCATCAAAATTGAGAGCGTGACGTTCAGCAAGAACTTCGATATCTTCACGATTACGCCCCCAAGGCGTCGGCACAACTTGAGGTGCAAAATGCGGCGTAAGATTGATGACTGGCGGCGGATCACAAACGTGGGCGAGAGTCTCAACAACATTGTTGAGAGCATCAGAGGCGGTATGAACAGCAGTAATGCCTAGATTCACAGCGACGGGACCGGCAACGTCAACGAGTCGGCGTGCACCACGAGCAGCGATCTTCGCAGTTGCGACCGTGAACTTGGCGCACAATTCTGCAGGTAACGGTCGTAAATTAGCAGTGCTGATGTCCCATCGATGGCGCGGGACATAAGGGTCGTAATCTGTATCACCGTCCGCATGTGTCATGAAAAGGAAGTCGTAGAGCTTGGCACGAGCCCGTTTGTCCAAGGGTCCATATTTGCGATTGATTTGACCGGAAAAAAACGTCAGCCATATATTGGTAGGCACGTTGAGTGAAATTGCCTTGGCGCGCACGGCGTTCACGTTCAAACGTGACTAGTTGACGCATGCAGTTGTCGTAGTCGAAACTGGCACGCGAATGGTGAATGAGCGCATGTGCCACAAGGCTGTAAAACTGCGTCGTATCAACGTCCCAACGTTCTTCGATTACCTGTTCACCAATTCGCACTTCACCAAGAAGACCGCGGAGTTTCTGCGCCATGATCTGGAATGTCAAATCTTCGTACCGCAAAGTTGCAGCAAAAGAAACCAAGGCCCGCCAACGGCGCATGGGCACAGTGAAAAAATGGTCGTTGTCAGTGCGTGCAAATGAAGAGCGCAATGTGGGCAACAAGAGGAAAGGTTCACCAAGACACCATGAAGTGGGTGTGGCTTCTTGAAAACCGGGGGAGACGTTGACCTCGAGAAGAAAGCATGAACCGACATGGGAAAGCTCTTCAACCTGAACGTGGTACCCGGGCAAAATTGCGCGGGGCATCAGCCATGTTATAAGTTTTGACATATCGTGGACGTAACCAGCAGAAAGACCACCGCCAAAAGTGACCTGCACATTGCCATCGATGACTTGATAATGCATGTCCAAACAGTCATCGTAGTATTCATCGAGACGTTGATCCAACAAAGGAACCGGCAAATGCATCGCGACGTATGCCGTGTGGGAACCACGCGACGCCATGGCAGAGACAAAATCAGAGAATGCTATGTCATGCGTCGAGAACATCGCAACGAACACAGGTACCTTATCAAAGCCGTGACGGCAATCCTCCAACTTGGACGGGCAGCGAACAACATTCGCGAAATCGCGAACGACCTGTGGTGGGGAAAGATCATGTCGAAAATAGTCACGACCGGAGAGAATGGGCGCAACGTTGTGAACGACGTCATTAATGCGCGAGACTTGGATGGGAGATAAACCGACACCGAAAACGGGCGCGCAGTCGCGAGCCAACTTTGCTGAAATAAGTGCATGCATCGCAAAGCGCGCCGAAGCGGCAGCGCCATGCGGGTGAGCGAAGCGTGCACGAGTAACGGCCAAGGCAGGGAAGGCATCGCCAAATTGTCGGAAAACAGATTCTGAAACATTGCTCGGCAGGTGCAAGTAAGGGGCGTCCTCAAAATTGAGATTGCGTTCCGCAATTGCCACGGCAGAATTGGCGATGGCACCATTGACGCGTCCTTGCTCTTCGACGCGCAAAAGTTTTTGTGCTGTGATGTGCCAGGAGGTCAAACCAATGCGATCACGACCACGCGGGACCATCGGTGCATTGAGCGCAACACGCAGAGCAGCGTCTTCGAAGACCACCTCATCAATATGATCGATGACTCTAGGGGACGCAATGTACTTGGTGCGGTTGTCATGTCGATCGTCGTGGTGCTGATTCAGCACAAAGAAGATGCGAAGCAACGAATGCGCCCAGAGAGCACCACTTGCGATGTGCGCGGCAATATTGCCGAGCTCAAACGCCAAACCCGTCGCCTGATTTGCCAAAGATGGCAGCACGCGTGACAAGTATTCAAAGACCGGTGCGAGTTCCGGGTGGAAAGGCAGCCAATCTGGCAGTAAGGAGAAATCAATCGACCAAGGTGGGTGAGAAATGTCAACAGGCGGTGAACCAATCGGGAGCGGGTCGAGTGACAGAGCATGGACGGGTCGCTCAGGCACTTCGGCCGCAACGTGCTTGACGAGAGCAGCAGCACCTGCACGCAAGCCTTCAGCCGACAGGGCAAGTGCACCGATGGGATCTGCGGCGACGCTTGTGACGTAAGCACGTTCGGATTCATGGCCAACGAGGAAAATTTGACCGGGCTCACATTCACGCAACGTCTTGACGAAATCGTCGAGACCAGTGAATGGGCAACAATTGCGCGCGTGTTTCGGAAGGCCTTTTTGAAAACAAGGGCAATCGGATTGAGTTTTCCGGGAACATGCGACGACATGAAAGTCAAGGTCCGCTTGGCGTGACCAAAACACCAAGTAGTCGGACAAGCGTTCGTCGCACATGTTGACGAAATAGACGATGCGTTCAACGAGTTCAACCGTAGTCATCTCCCAATCAGAAGGCTCCTTGATCGTCGGCAAAGCTTTCCAGCAGTCACCGGGCCCACCGACGCGACGCGCGGGTGGGGCATCGATTGTAACACCATTAGCGCGGATGATTTCATTAAAGAGCACGTCGAAATCGACAGCTTTAACATCCGGGTATGCAAGATCAGGGGCACCACGCTTAGCATAAAAGAGGAGTGCGCGTCTCTCACGTGCGTTGCGGGTCGTGTAAGTAGTGGTAACGGTTTCGAGAGGGCCGAGAGAAAAGGGTTCAACCGAGATGCGCTCGAATTGATAACCGGCGAAGACCAAGAATTCACAAGAAGCGAAAGCATGCAGATCGAAGTCAAACGTGGGTGCAACGAAAGATTCAGCATCAGGGAGACGAGTCAAGCATTCAACATTG